GACACCGGCTTGCGCGTCCACGTCGGCCGCAAGCTGATGCACGACAAGTATTTCCCCAAGATCAACCAACAGCAGCGCGCGACCGATGAGCTGGCCACGCAAATCCTGGTGAGCCAGAAGACGATGGGCGGTTTGCAGGGTTTGGGCCTGCCCTATTTCCCTGGCGACAAGCTGCTGATCACGCGCCCGGACAACCTCTCGATCTACTACCAGGCCGGCGCACGCCGTCGCCTGCTACGCGATGAGCCAGACTACGACCGCGTGGCCGACTATCAATCGAGCAACGACGCCTACGTGGTGGAACGCCTGCAAGGCGCGGTGTTGATCGAAAACATCGTGCTGGGCGATTGGTCGGTGAAGACGGGCGGCTGATCATGACGCTCTCTCCGGCCCAAGCGCACTTGATGCGCGTGGAAGCACACCGGGCGACCGCCAACGCGGCGCCGGGTGCGCAGGTGGATGCGTCCACCTCCCGCGCGCACCAACTCATGCGCGCCAAACTCGATACCGACCGACGCCGGTTGAAACAGGTGCAATCGGTCGAGCGCAAGATTGCCGTCAAGCGCGAGATTCTTGGCGATTACGACGACTATGTGTCCGGTGTACTGGCCAGCGGCCAAGGCGTGCAGGATGACGTCCTGGGCTACGTGCTGACCTGGCGCATCGATATCGGCAACTACAGCGGCGCGCTCGATGTCGCACGCTACGTGCTCGATCATAACCTGTCTTTGCCGGATCGCTTCGAGCGCACACCGGCCACGCTGATCGCTGAGGAACCGGCGGTGCAGGCGTTGAAAGCCTACGACGCCGGCAAGCCGTTTGACGTCGACGTGCTGCAAACCATCCTTGCGCTGACGGCCACGCGCGACATGCCCGACCAGGTGCGCGCCAAGCTGCACTTCGCCATCGGCCGGCACCTCGCCGAGCGCGCGCCACACGAAGCGCTGGATCACCTGCGCCGTGCGGTGGAATTGCACGACAAGGTCGGCGCCAAGAAAGACATCGAGCAGGTGGAACGTCGCCTGCGCCAAACCGAATCCGGCACCTCTGCCGGCAACCCCTCGCCGCGTTCGCGCGGCCTCTGAGCCTACCCCCGGCGCCCGGCGGCACGGGTGGCGATGACAGCGCGTGCGCACGTTCTGACCCACCCGTCCACCGCCGGATTTATGTGAGGAACCTATGGGCAGTCCCATCGCCAACGGCGGCATCGTCGCCCCTGGATCGAAACCCGAAGGCACCATCGCCAACGATGGCTTCTGGCCGGATGTCGATCTGGTGAGATTGCGCGCATCCACCCGCCTGACCGGCAACGTCACCGCCGAACGCCTGCGCACAAGCACCATCGAAGCGATGCTCGATGTGAATACCCAGCTCGCCACGTTCAAGGCGACGCGCGTCGGCGAAGGCTGGGAGAGCGCGGCGGACATCGGCGAAACCATCGCCGGTGCGAGCGCCCTGGTGCATCGGTATCTGCGTGCGGTGGCCAGCACCGTGCAGGCCGATATCGCGGAGAAATACCGCGATTGGGACAACACCCGCGCCGGTGACTATCGCGGCCAGGGCGAAGACGACTGCGCCGACGATTTCCGACGTAATGCGCGCTGGGCGGTGGCCGACATCCTCGGCCGTCCGCGCAACGTCGTGGAGCTGCTTTGAATGGCGCAAACGATCTACGCGCGCCAGGGCGATACGGTCGATGCGATCTGCTGGCGTGCCTTCGGCACCACCGCCGGGGTGGTCGAGCAGGTTTACGAAATGAACCGCGGCCTGGCCGGTTTTGGCCCGGTCCTCCCCATGGGTACGCCCGTGCTGATTCCCGACGCGCAAGACGTCGGCACGCGCGTGCTCGCCATCCTCCAGCTATGGGATTGATCATGCCCGAGCCTGCACTCGCCACCAGCTCGCGCGATCTGCCGCTATGGCGTCGCGTGATTTACCTCGTCATCAGCACCGTGGTCGGGTATCTGGCCGCGCCCGAGGTGCTGGCCCACGTGCCGCTGCACAGCACTGCCATCGCGGCCTTCCTGGCCGGTGCGCTCGTCGTGACGCTGACCATGCAACTCATCGAACGCGCCAAGACCTTCGACATCGCCACCCTGTTCTCCAAAGGAGAGTGATCTATGTTCCAGCCTTTTGCGCTGATCGGCCTCTGGCCCCTTGTGCAGTTGATGGCCTGCGTGGTCATCGTGCTGCGCCTGCTCACGTTCCGCCGGGGTGATTCACGCCACCGGCATGGCGTCGCCTGGGTGGCGTGGCTGCTCATCGTCGCCTGCACGGCCACGGCCGCGAAACTCGTTTGCGGCATCCGTCCGCCACCGGGACCGTGGGAAGCGTTGCTGACCCTCGCCATCGCCCTCCTGATCGTTGTCCATCGCGGCAACCTCGCCCACGTCCTGCGTGCGCCGCGCGCCTGGTTCGCATGGATCTGGCGAAGGGAGTCGTGGTGATCGTCTTCCCCGAACAACGTATCGCGCAAATCATCACCGACGTGATGAAGGCCGAAGGCTGGGACGCCTATACCAACGATCCCGACGATGCCGGCAAGGAAACCAAGTGGGGCATTACCGTCGCCTCCGCGCGCGGCTACGGCTACACGGGCGCCATGAAAGACATGCCCGAGACCGTCGCGCGTGCGATCTACCGCAAACGCTATGTGGACGAGCCGCGCTTCGCAGACGTGATGACCATCGAGCCGAACGTCGGCGCCGAGCTGATCGATACCGGCGTCAACATGGGCACCGCTGTGGCCGCCACCTTCCTGCAGCGTTGGCTCAACGGCTTCAACGATACCGGTAGCCGCTACGGCGATCTGCACGTGGACGGGCGCATCGGCGCCGTCACGCTCGATGCGCTGCGCGCGTTTGTGCGCTGGCGTGGTCCGCAAGGCATCACGGTGCTGCTGCGCGGCCTCAATGGCGTGCAAGCGACGCGCTACCTGGAAATCACCGAATCCAAACCTTCCCAGCGCAAATACCTCTTTGGCTGGGTGCTCAACCGTGTGGAGATGTAGAACCTTGTCGTATCAGTTGCATCAGGGCGAAGCCCTTTCTTTCTTGCGTACCCTTCCCGATGCGTCCGTGGACGCGATCATTACCGACCCGCCCTACAGCTCCGGCGGCTTGCATACGGCGCAACGCCAACAATCGCCGGTCAAGAAATACGTGCAGACCGGTACCCAGCGCGACTACAACACCTTCAGCGGCGACAACCGCGACCAGCGCAGTTGGACGCTGTGGATGACGTTCTGGCTTACCGAAGCGTTGCGTGTTGCCAAGCCCGGTGCGCCCGTGGTGTTGTTCACCGACTGGCGCCAATTGCCTAGCACCACCGATGCGTTCCAGGCGGCCGGCGCGACTTGGCGCGGCATTGTGCCGTGGCTGAAACCCGCCGGACGTCCGAGCGGGCCAGGTCGCTTCCGCAACGGCGCCGAATACGCCGTGTGGGGCAGCAAGGGCGACATGCCGCCGCGCATCGAAGTCGGCTACCTGCCCGGCTATCACGTCGAATCCATCCGCCAGTCCGACAAGCACCACGTCACCGGCAAGCCCACTGATCTCATGCGCACCATTGTGAAGGTGTGCCCGCCAGGCGGTGTAGTGCTCGATCCGTTCGCCGGCAGCGGTACCACCGGCGTGGCCGCGTTGCTCGAAGGCCGTCAATTCATCGGCGCGGAGTTGGACCCCACGAACTGCGACATCGCCACGCAACGCCTGGCCGATGCCATCACTCGCCCCAAGGAATGAATCCCGTGAACGTCCTGCTCAAGTTCGTTGCAGGCATCCTGGCCGCGCTGCTTCTCGCAGCGCTGGCCGTGATCGCGTGGCAACGCCATCAAACCACGGATCTCACCTCGCGCCTGGCGAGCGCCCAGGCCGACACCATCGCCGCATTATTTGCGGCATCGGTCGCCAAGGTCGATGTGCAAGTCGTCACCCACTACGTGGATCGCGTGCGCGTGATCCACGACACCACGCAAACGCTGCAACGGGAGATTCCCACGTATGTCACGCCTGCCACGGATCGCGCTTTCCCTTTGCCTGTCGGCTTTGTGCGCCTGCACGACGCCGCCGCCACGGGT